TGTTGGAACAGCATATACAATAGTATTAGGCTGAAAAGTATAGTAGTTTGTGCCGTCAATCTTTGTTGTTTCAACATCGTCTGTAAACATGAGGTCACCTTGCAGTACCCCTTTGATACCCAATTTAGAAAATTCTTTGAGTGCCACCTTAAATTTAGAATTAAGATTTCCAGATAAATCAGCATCAATCTCCGCCTCCGTCTTATAGAGTTTTGGTTCTACGTTGAATACTGACTTCTTTGCAACGAAAAACTTATTATCCTCTGGGTCAATACCAGCAAATATTGCAGGCGCACCATCCCACTTCACAGTCATGTTGACTGAACTACGACTTGCACCAGAGAACATATCTCTTAGTGACCGCATAAAGTTGATTGCTGCACGACCACCAGGCACACCAAAGTTTAAGATTTCATCTTCGATATGTTCTAGGTGCAGATTCTTTCCTGCTTTATTTTCCATTAGTGACTGCATTATGGATAACTCACTGTTGACATGGCGTCAATTTTATAACTAAAACCACTACCACTTCTGTTGATAAATTGTATTTTAATATATTCTGGTTTCAACTCTCCACTCACATTATTTGAACCACTTAACATTAAGAGGTATATTGAATTGTATGCCTCTTTGCCACCAGAACGACCAATCTGAATAACCATATATGGAACATCCATAGACTTACCTAAGTCTGCAACAGTTTGTCCTGTCATGTCTTCAAATTCATTTTTAGTATGTTTATAGTGAGCACCACCACCTGTACCATAGACAATCCATAAAGGAAGTTCTGTGTCACCAAACATTGCTTCTGCTTTTAGTTTTGCATTTAGTTCAACTAGTGCATCAGTTGCTCTTTCGTAGTTTGGAATCTTTTTCTGCATATCCTCTAATATTGTATTAAAGGTTTTATATGATGCATAGTTTACACAAAGTTTTAATGCTGGAAATAATTCTTCTCTTGTGATAAACCCACCTTCTTTTCTTTCCAGAACAAGTTCTGCAGCACGTTTAAAATTATTCATTTCTAAGATAGGGTCTGTACCACTATTTTCAACTACAACTGCACCCTCTTTGATTGCGTTAATCTTTTGTACATTTGAGAGAATCTTTTTATATTCTGCATTTGCCATGTCTTTTGCGATGATTTCATTTTTCAGAATTTTCATCTCTCTCAACATTGGTTTATTGATTGGTACTGCATCTCCTGCCGCTTCTGATATAGTAAATCCTGTTTGAGACAATAATGAAGATGCCGCTTTATGGGCTTTATCTTTTTGGATTCCTCTAATCGCACGAATACCAACCTTCAGAATTGAATTTCTTAATTTTACTAATATACCTTTTGCCCAATCTAATACCTTAGTCAGTTTCCCTTTGAACTTTTTAAATATGTCACCGAACAAACCTTCTTCAAGAATAGACAGTTCTTCCATATTAAGAACAGTATAGTTGTTTACAAGTTGAGTAGGACGCATGGCCTGTTGTCCATAAATCGCATTGATAAGAGTATTGAGTTTACCAATCCTTGCATTGTCCTCACCCTTTTTGAGTGAAACTTGAACGAAAGAAATATTGGTATCTTTAATTGTAATAAGTCCTTGTTTATCCCAAGTCAGTTGTGAATTGGGAAGTTTTGATAACAAGTCAGCAATAGAACCACTGGTCACAAAAACCATGTCTGCTGTATTTGCCTTACTACCTTTTGTTTTGTAGGAATCTGGTATTGCTTTATAGTATTTGTCAATACTATTATGAATGATACCAACTGAAGAACCCCAAGTTACATTTGGGATTGATTTTATATCTGCACCAATCAGTTCAATTGCTTCGATAAGAAACTTATCGTCACCAAACTTTTTTCTAAGTTCAGCAATCTTTTTCTTACCATCAGAAACAATTTCGCCCTCTGCAAGAACCTTGTCGATATCGGCAGATGTAGGTTTGGTCTTGCTCCCAGAAAGTCTGGCAACGATATAAACCCAAGTTTCAAAGGTGGCCTCACTAAGTTTACCACCACCAACTGCTTTGATTAATTCTTGTACTTCTGGTGTTTCGCTGATGAACTGTGACAGTTTTATCATTCACTCACTCCATATAAATTACACTTCTATTTATATTATAAGTGATTTGGGGATAAATGTCAACCCCTCATAGTCAAAAACTCAGGCATTGGGAATTCCCCAAACGGTTTGTTCTTGTTTAGGTGGTAACAAACTCTAGATGCATCTTCCTCAAATTGAAAATCTTGCACGACTCTTCGTGATGGGAGTTCAATAACTTCCCACAGTTTTGTCTCAAGGTTTACATCAGTGAAGTACTTTATTTGTTCCTTCTTCTTATACCTTGAGGTCAGAGAATTTTTCATACGCTTTGCCTTTTCCAGCAAACGGTGTGTTATCGAATACATTGTCATCTTGTCCACTATCAACTAAATCTTCTTGTGCTGCTTGTTCACAATCATACAGACGCATCTTTGCCCTGTCTATTCCCAATACAAATCTTTTGTTCATGGTTGGGTCATTGTATCGGTTCTTCAATTGTTTGACTACAATCTGATTGAGGTCTTCTAGTTCCTCTGAAGAAATTAGTGCAAACATAAGGTCAGCCGTTGCAGGCAAACCAAAACTTTCTGAAGTGTCTTCTAGTCCAATGTCTGTGGAAGTGAAACCTGTTCTTGTTGTCTGGGTTGCAGACATGATAGGTACATTCGTTTCCACTGCAAGTCCTCTTAGTTCTTCTGCAATCGACTTGATATAGAAGTAAGAACCTACATTTGCATTTCCTTTGAATCGTGAAGATGCACATATATTTAGATAATCAATGAAGATAATATCTGGTTTGAAACTACGTTTTAGTGCGAGTTCCTTAATCAAACTACGAAAGTGTCCAACGTGAGCAGATGCAGTTGGATACTCTTTGATAATCAACTTTCCGTTTGTCTTTTTCTGTATCTTGGATAACTGTGTCTCAAACATCTTCTTTGGAAGTGAGTGTAAGTCATCCATAGTTATATTCATTAGATTCGCATCAATACGTTCTGCAATACGTTCTTCTGCCATCTCCATTGTGATGTACAGAACATTCTTACCTTGCATTAGTGTTGACGCAGCAACATGACACATGAACAACGACTTACCAACACCAGTTCCAGCAAGTGCGATATTCAATGTCTTTTGTGGTAATCCACCTTTTGTAATCTTGTTGAAATAATCTAGGTCAAACTCAATCTTCTCTTCTTTCTTGTGATAGAAGTCGAAACGGTCTGAACCATCTTCAACATAGTCGTGACCAATATTAGTATCAAACGATACTGCAAGTGCCTCAGATAGAATGGATGGGATTGCTTCTGGTGTTCTCTCCTTATCCTTTCCATCAATAATTCCTATTCCTTCAACAACCGCATTGTAGATTGCTTTGTCCTTACAGAACTTTTCTGTGGTGTCAAGTAACCATTGCGTGTCAACATCCGTCTTTTCCAGTGAACCAATAATGTCCACAATCTTTTTATACTCATCATCGTTGACATCCTTTCGATTGTCTAGTTCGATAGTGAGGGCTTCCTGTGTCGGAATTGCATTGTACTTTTCAGTAAACTTCGTAATCTCTTCAAAGATTACACGTTCATTCTTGTCTGAATAATATTCTGGTTTGATAAATGGGATTACCTTTCGTGCGTAATCCTCATCCCAAATCAGATTAGTTAATGTTGTTCTCTCTATCGTCTGCATCGACATATTGTAAACTACCCTCGTTTAATTGTTCATCCATAATGTGGTGTAAGATATCACCAGCAAGTTCAAAAAAATCATCACCAAAAAAGTCTTTTGGTAAGTCATTAGAATCTAACATATCCCATTCAAAATGTAAAGTAGCTTTGTCAGATTCTTTATCCTCTGAAATACTAACTTTACCATAGCGATATACAACACCTTGGTACTTTCCTGCTTTTTCAGTCAGTCCAATACCTGTCCATTTCTGGTCTTTGTTTTCTACATATTTGAAGTAATCGCTCATGTCCTTCATTAGATGATGACCTTACCTTGTGCTGGAACTGCAAGACCTGTTACTGCCTCTGTGTATGCAGCACTAAATTCTGGATTAGTTTCTGTTACGATAACAACTCCACCAGCATAAAACATTCCCTGTTTTGGATTTTCTGTACCTGTCATACAGATACCCCTTGCGAAACCCACTTTACCGTCTGGGGTATTTACCAACATTCTTGGATTCTCAAGTGTAATGTTTCCATTATTCTCATGCATGAATTTTCCAATATACTCACCAGCAAGTGTTACTAGTGATACTACTTTACCGTTTACCATAATTTCTCCTTAAACATAATGAAGGTAACTTCCAATTATATATTTGGATTCGTCACCTGTTACTTTTCTTCCAGCATGAAGATGTGTCCACATTGGTGGAAACATTAACATCCGTCCTGCTTTTGGTGTCACAGAAATATCCCTCTGGGGGAAATCTGTTTCACCACCTTCTGGTTCATTGAGGTATAGAAAAAATACCAAGAACCGTCTTGCAGATGCATAGTTTCCTACATCTACATGGTCATGAAATTCATCAACACCATTTGGTTCGTATCTTTTCATGCGATACATCTCATACGCATATTG